CTGAAATTTTCGGTTATAATAGATATTTAGTACATCAGATCAAAGATGGATTAAGACCTTTTTGGATTAATGGAGAGCCTCAGACATACTATTGGAATACTATGCATTTGCGTTCACATGTTGTTGGACCTGACGAACCTGATAAGATCAGAGCCGTTTTTGGAGCCGTTTGGCTCTTACTTATGTGTGAATTAATGTTTATGTGGCCATTACAGTCACATTTTCTTAATCACATGAAAAGCGGAAGATTACTTTGGGGTCGAGAAATAATGCGTGGAGGTTGGAAACGTCTAACTATGGAAGGTTCGAAATGGGGAATACCAAGTACAATATTAACTGTCGATTGGTCACAATTTGATCGACGATTATTGCACGAATTAATGCAATATGTTTTTAATATTTGGATTTCATATTACGATCTCTCTAGTTATGAGGAGACTAACTTTTATAATGGTGAAAGAGCTCAGTGCGACCCAGTGCGACTAAGACGCTTATGGGATTGGATTTGTAATGCTATATTACATTCCCCGACTTTGATGCCTGACGGTAGATTATATCGTTGGACTCGAAACGGTTTTGGATCTGGATACCAAATGACACAATTAATGGATACATTTGCCAATTCAATTATGATATGCACTTGCTTGCTCGCGATGGGAGTGAACATTTTTAATAAATCGTTTTTTCTTAGAATACAAGGCGACGATTCAGTTGCCACATTCTTTGAACAAATGTTCATCATCTATGGACCAATGTTCCTAGATAAACTAGCAGACTGTGCCCACTTTTACTTTAACGCTAAACTTAGCGCTAAAAAGTCTAAAATAACTGACACCTTTGAGGGTCAGGCCGTTTTAGGATACTTATATAAAGATGGACTACCTTACAGAACAACTGAAGATCTGCTCTCACACTTCCTTTACCCTGAATCTAGACATGATAGCTGGGATAAGAAAGCATCGGTAACGATTGGATTAGCTTACGCAACTTGCGGAACAAACGAACGTTTCTTCAAATTTATGAAGTTATGTTATGAGAAAATGATTTCGAAAGGAGCTAACCCTCAAGATAAATACCTTAAATGGTTAAAAAGAACTGGAATGCTCTTGGGTCAACATATTGACACAAGTGAATTTCCAGAACGCTATAGACTACTTAGTTGGCTTAAAGCACCGTGGGATAGAACGGACTTTGAGAAACAACGTACCTGGCCTACAAGACCTGGAAGTCATGGTAGATTCTATTTCTTAGAAAATTAGGTTTGCGCTTTTAAATGGCAATGTCATTAACCTTGATTTTGTTTAATAAATTTAAAAC